ACGACGGTAAAATGGTTTATAATAGTTATTATAATTGTATTTGACCCTCTGGCTATTAGTTTGATTTTGGCATACAATGTGGCTATGTCGAATAAAAAAGAAGACCCAATTGAAGTTGCGACAGAACCACTTCCAACATCTACGGAAGTCGTTTTGCCACCAAAAAAAGAAATTGAACGCCAATCGGAAATCGAGCCCGACCCAATCATTGTAGAAAAGAAAGAGGAGGAAACTATAAATCCCCCAGTTCCTCCTCCGCCACCATCTCCTGTAAAACCCCACGGTCCATTTAATAGAGACCACGATGTTTTAAACAAATAATAGAAGAATTTTGTTTAATATATATTGACAAAATAAAACATATCTATATATATGTGAGTCGTATATACGATTATACATATAAATATGAGTTATAAAATTGTTAAAAATAGAGATTATCTCCACAAGAAAACGACTCCGGTATTAACCGTTGAAGAGGGGCAAGAAATTGCCAACAAATTAATAGAAACACTACAGACGGGCCTTCCAAATTCCGGAAATTCTCTTGGATTATCGGCCAACCAGATTGGTATAAATAAAAGTGTATGTGTAGTTACAGTCAGAAAAGATGCGCCACCCTTGGTATTGATGAACCCGGTAATATCAGAGGCAAGCAAGGAGAAAATAATTTATCTAGAGGGGTGTTTGAGTTTACCGGGAAAGCGTACCTCAACGTTGCGAAGTATTAAATTTTTAGTTACCACCCTAAACCACGCGAACCCCATACCGTTTGGTCCAGACAAAGAGCCACTAGACTCATCTACGATTGGGGCCGATTACGGGATTCTTGAGGCCGTTTGCGTTCAACATGAGATAGACCACTTAAACGGGGTGTTGATGACGGACGACGGTGTTCGGTTCACTCCCCCACAACCAAAAACTATAAAATATGGAAGAAATTCCAAAGTAATGGTAGAAAAAGATGGAGAGAGTCAATACATAAAGTATAAGTCCGCTCTGAATTTAATCAAAACTGGATGGAAAATAATATGAACATTAATCCCGACAACCTCGAAGAAATTAAAGAATTGCTAGAACATGCACTCGACCGCAGAAGCTGGCCAGCAGTTGAAGATGCATTGGAAATTTTGCGAGATGAGCTAGGTTACGAAGGCAAAGAATCAGACGAAGAATTAGAATAATATGATAATACTAATAACATCATTGATGATTTTATTTTTTATTTCAACCTGTGTGTTGGGATATGCGTGCTATAATATGGTGAAAAAAATAGAAATTCACGAAGAGTGGATTTCCGATTTTCGCGAAGAAATAGCAAACGTTTATAAGGAGCTTAAGATGGTGGACGATAAAAATTTGTTTGACCACGATGACGACGTTGGGTTTGTGTTCTCCGAGATTGTACGGGTGACCACAGAATTTAATGAAAAAATAAAATGAAAAAAAACAAAAAAATATCCAAGCAAAAGCCGTCACCTAAGCCAAAAAAGTTAAAGCGGGCCAAGAGTGAAACTATTGCACCAACGTCCGTTTCATACGATACCAAACTGAGTAGACCGCGTGGAAGACCAAAGGGAAAGAAAAAAACTGATGCCACTGTTGGCGATGTCCCGGAGAAGAAGGTATCCAATGTCTATTTCACCTCCGATACCGAGGCGGCAATTGTCAAATACAACGAAACCGAAGACAGTAAAGAAAAAGACCGAATTTATAATAATGAAATACAGGGTGCATTCAGCAAAATTGCCGAAAATGTTTATAATACATTCAAATTCAGCTATGCGGATGTATCTCCACTAGAAATTCAGAAGCAGGCAATCTCTCATATGGTAGCAAACATAGGCAAATATGAAAAGGGTAAAGGAAAAGCTTTCAGTTATTTTAGTATAGTTGCAAAACATTGGTTCATCCTAGACAATAACACCACATATAGAAGATTCAAGAAACATGTTGAGATATGTGAACAAACAGGAGAGTCCGGGGAATTTGTGGTTGAACCAGAACATGAGAAGCAAGAGAGTGAAACCCGAGAATTTATAAAATTGATGGTAGAATTTTGGGACAAAAACGTTGGTAATTATTTCAATAAAGATCGGGATTTAAAAATCGCCAACGCGGTGGTGGAAATTTTCCGGAATGCCGACAGAATCGACGTATTCAATAAAAAGGCATTATATCTATATATACGGGAAATAGCGGACTGCCAAACCCAACATATAACCAAAGTGGTAAACAAGATGAAAAATACCCAACAGCAAATAACAGAAGAATACCTAAACCGTGGCGCTATAAGCCTCTAAATATTGTATATCCGGGCTATTTATAATATATGAATGAAGAATTCGAAATATATAAAGGAAAAAACTTCTCTGGTCTGTGTAAGGACATCGTAACAAACTCACAAGAGAAACGAGACCAATTGGAAATTATGGTCTCGGATTTGCGTCAAATGATAAAAACTCTCAATGATGCTATAACAATAATCCCACTTCTAAAAGAATATTTAGATTTGGGTATTAGAAATGACGACCAACTACTAAAATTGGCCGCGATTGTACAAAGAATGATGGCAGACAAAGGCGGGCCGGAGACCGGTGGCGAGGCTCTCACGGAAGAAGAACGCAAGCAATTAATGTCGGCGGTGGAGGAAGCGACGAAGACCGTCCCCAAGCCGGTGGTATTTAACACGGAACAATAATGTGGACACACACAGAGCATCGAAGTGAGCTTAATTTAAAACAGGACGACCGTATGGCGTCCCGAAGATTTACGATTGAACGCAAGCCGGATTCTTCGTATTTTTATGAGTTAGAAGAAGCTGTGGTATTGGATATTATACTGGATGAATCTCACCCGGAATTTTCTTCTAGCGAACTTAATCCAAACGATTGGCCTCCAAATATAGACGGGTCCAAGCCCGTAGCTGGCGATAAAAATTACGGAGTTCTGGGGAAAGTAAAATTTAGATTTTTAAACAGTGAGCGTGGTAAAAGCAAAGAAGAATTGAACTGGGCGACACCAATTGAAAACACCGGAGTTTCGGAGTTCCCTTTGATGAACGAAATCGTAATCATAGCTAAATATTTAAATAAATATTATTATTCAAAAAAACTAAATTTCAAATCCGTGGTGAATTCAAACGCATCATTTATTACCGAAAGAGTTGCCGGATATGTTGAATCAAATTTAAATGAATATACGGGAAAGAAAAATTCTGGGCCTACATCAAAAATGAATTTTGACGGGGGAGCAAATTACGAGGGGGTACTGGGAAATTATTTTAAATTCAATCCTAACATCAGAGCATTGAAACGTTACGAGGGAGATACAATATTAGAGTCTAGATTCGGGTCATCCATACGAATCGGCGCATACGACGGCACGAGAAAAAACGACACTGGCTTGGGTGAGTATAGTGAAGGTGGGGGAAATCCAATGGTGTTGATAAGAAATCGACAATCCCCAATAAAGGGGACGCCCGGATTTACCGCGAAGGGATACACGGCAGAAGACATAAATTCGGACGGCTCGTCGATGCATTTTACATCCGGAAAGACCATATCCACATTTAATCCTACCACAAATACTCCTTTTATAAGTGGAATACTCGGGTTTAAAATTCCTAAATTGGATGGAGACCAAATAGTAATAAACAGCGATAGATTGATATTTTCGTCCAAGGTAAACGAAACTCTATTTTTTTCCAAGAAAAGCATGTGCATGGCATCGGATGAAGAATTTATAGTTACATGCAAAAAAAAGATGACATTGACTAGCGTGAAAACTGCCACAATCAATGCACCAAAAATATATTTAGGAGACCATGGTAAACCATACGAACCGGCGTTGCTTGGAAGAACAACTGTGGCTTGGATGGATAAAATGGTAGACTGGATGTTGTTGAATGTTAATACACAAATTCAAACATTAACGACCTTAATAGCTTTTGCTGAATTGCACGTACATCTTGGAAATTTGGCAAAACCTACCTCGCCTCCTATTCCACTTGTAACTGCGGTTCAAATTGCTCTGTGGGTTGAACAACTGACATCACTGAAGGCGTCCCAGTTAAGTCTGCTTGCCCACCAGTCGCAGTTGAGTTCATTGATGAGTAGCAGAGTATTTGTGTCGGGGGGAGTAGATTAATATGCCACTGAATATAAATATACCTACAATAAAAGCTCCAACAATTGGGGCGGGAATTTCCACGCCTCAAAATTTATCTCTTGGTGCAATCACTAAATCAACAACTTCGCTCACCGGTCTAAGTGTACCAACCGCATTCAACGTTCCCACATCTACCTCGGGTGTGGCGTCATCTCTTGGTATAAACACTAACATGTCAACCGGACAAGCATTCCAGACGCTTGGAGTTAATCCTTCTTTAAGTGGACTTGGATTTAATGCCCAGCTTCCTTCTATAGCCGGGTCGCTTAATTTGTCATCTTTAAAGCTGCCACAAATTCCACAAATTCCGGGACTTGGTCCAATAGGAATAAGTTTAGGAGCAGGACCAAAATTTTTGGCGGAAACTCTTATTAAATATAAAACTATAATTCCTCCGTTTGTGCCGGGGTTAAAAATAAATATGGCAATGGCCGGGGCGGCGATATCAATATTAAAAGCGGTGTCTGGTGGGAATATTGGAGCATTGGCAACATCTCTTTTAGAAGATTTGAAAGAATCTACTGGCGTATCCGCCATACAAGACCAAGTTCAATCCCAAGTAGACCAAGTTAAAGAAATTACTCCGTTGGCCGGATTAGAAGAACAATATAATAATTTACAGTCCAGTTTACAAACTACAACTCAGGAAGCTTCCGGAGAAATTCAGTCGGCAACGGACATTACACAAGCATCGCCCACATTTTTGAGCAATTCTTCTGTGACATTTGGTGCACCGACCGGAAGCAGTGCTTGATAATTGTGTCAATTACATTATATTTATATAAGGAACCATATATATGAAAAAGTCAGAACTAGTCGAAATAATCAGAACGGTCGTCCGGGAAGAAATAGAAACCTCTCTCCCCCAGTTTCTCATGGAAGTTTTAGCCGAAAAAATTTCCACCCAATCTATGTTGGGAGAAGTTAAAAAATCGCCAATTGTACCATCAACCAAGCCAAGAAGTGTGGCTCCAACCATAGCAAAACCAGCCCCGGTCCGTACATATGCCAAAGACCCGGTGTTGAATGCAATTCTAAACGAGACTGTTGGTGGCGTTCCGCAGGAGGCAGAAGTGTCGGGCGGCTCAATGTTGGATACCATAAAGAATCTATCCCCGGAGGTATTAAGCGAAAATAAGGAAGTTGCCGCCGTGGCCACCGCAATGACACGAGATTATTCACAATTAGTTAAAGCGTTTAGTAAGCCAAGAAACAAATAATGGCAACATTTGCACAGCCTTTTGGAGTGACTTTGCCCATAACTCGTGGGAATCAAGGATATTTTAATCAAAGCTATAGTGCGTTGGATCAAATTAAATCTAATCTAAATTTACTTTTGCGGACAAAAAAGGGAGAGCGGCGTATGAGTCCCGAATTTGGTTCTGGTTTATGGTCAATCTTGTTCGAAAATTCCACGGACGATCTTATTCCTATAATAGAAGGTACCATACGCAGAGACATATCCAAATGGATGGGATATGTGACAGTAAATTCGGTCTCTATTTCCGGTAATTCCGACAACGAGAATTATAATAAAATATCAGTTAACGTGTCGTTTACCGTTCCGTCCATTGGGATATCGGATGAACAAACTTTAACTGTGGCAATGAACACAAATAATATATGATTCTAGATACACCGAAATCTTTCCAACCCGGCAAAAAAGACGTAAAATATCTTAGCAAGGACTTTGGTCAATTGAAGCAATCGTTGACCGACTTTGCCAAGACATACTATCCAAACACATACAAAGATTTTAGCGATGCATCTCCGGGAATGATGTATATAGAAATGGCCGCGTATGTTGGGGATATATTATCATATTACGTAGATTATCAATTCAAGGAATCTATTTTGGTAAACGCGGAGGAAAGACAAAATATAATAGATTCGGCGAGGGCAATGGGATATAAATCCAAGGCGTCAACTCCAAGCGTAACCACATTGGATGTTTATCAATTGGTACCAGCAAAGACGGACGTTGATGGTTCGTTTGTTCCGGATTTGAATTATGCACAAATAATCAAGCCGGGAATGTCGTCTGTCAGTGACTCCGGGGTGAACTTTCTCACAAACTCTCCGGTAGATTTTACAGTAGACACGAAAAATGACCCGTTGGAAGTATCCGTATATCAACGGAACTCCGCCGGTCAACCTGAATTTTTTGTTCTAAAAAAGAGCGCAAATGCGTTTTCCGGTAAATTTGTATCTAAGCAAATATCTGTGGGTAGCCCAACTCCATTTTTCAAAACATATTTGAATGAGACCAACGTAATAGAAGTGTTCGATATGTACGATTCAGATGGAAACCGTTGGAACGAGACGGAGTATCTCGCACAAGACTTGGTTCCAATCGAATCGGAAAACATAATCAAGAATGATACGGCACTCTCGGTTTATAGAGACACCGCACCATTTCTGTTAAAATACCTCAAAACCTCCAAACGATTCGTTACGGGAGTCAACGCAGATGGCACCACGTTTATAGAATTTGGTTCCGGTACCAACATATCCGACGATGAAATAGTAATACCAAATATTTATACCGTTGGAAAAGTTTCGACGTTCAGAACAGAAGGAGTTTACTATGACCCATCGAACTTTATGTCGTCCAACGCATTTGGACAAGCTCCGGCGAATACAACTCTGACCGTAAGATATGTTGTCGGGGGAGGAATAGAGAGTAATGTAAACGCAAATTCCATAAAAAATACTACGAGTGTAGAATTTTTCGGGGACGTGACGGAGTTGCCAACGTTGGAAAGAAATCTCACCGATTTAGTTCGGCGCTCAATCAAAGTCAATAATCCAATCCCGGCGGCGGGTGGCAGAGGGGCGGAGACCAACGATGAATTGAGAAACAACGCGATAGCAAGTTGTTCGTCACAAGGCAGAGCGGTGACACAGAAAGATTATGTTGTGCGTACGTATGCCATGCCGTCCAAGTATGGAGCAATCGCCAAGGCATATGCAGTAACAGACACCCAGTTGGATATGTCAAATATACAGGCCGCTACTGCGTATGCTTCGTCATCCGGTGGAATGTCTCCGCAAAATATAAATCAATATCAACCAGAAAAAAATAACCCTTTTTCTATAAATCTATATTTACTGTGCTACGACAAGTCTCAGAGATTGATAAATTCAAACGCGGCAATACAGCAAAATTTAAAAAATTACATCAATCAATATAGAATGTTGACCGACAGCGTAAATCTTTTGGATGGGTATATTATAAATATAGGGGTGGATTTTACCATAGTGGCATATAAAAATTATAATAAGCGGGAAATTTTGGCAAATTGTATCACGTTGGTAGGAAAGTACTTCGATATAAACAATATCCAATTCTGTCAACCAATAAACTTGAGCAGGCTAGAACTGGAGATTGGCAAGGTAGACGGCGTCCAGTCTGTGTCTTCCCTGAAAGTGAAAAATTTGACCCTTCGGGACGGAGATTATTCGAAACACGAATATGATATTGATAAAGCAACGGTCGATAAAATTATATACCCGTCCATTGACCCATCGGTGTTTGAAGTTAGGTTTCCTAGTAAAGATATCGTGGGTAGAGTAAGTTGATTTATTGGTCGAGTTACCACGACCTTTAGAAAGCAAGATAAACAGCAAAGATTGCGGCGGACTTGATATTTATTTATAACGCAATGCATTACTTTTTATATCCAACCAAAGACGCTTTCATTTCAAATGACCCGGCGTACACATTAAAAAATACCGGAATTGACGAAATTCTCGAAGTAGAAAAGCGCATATCTGCGACCAGTTGTGCCAGCTCCACAACGTATTCTAGTTTAGTCGGATATACAAGCTCAAGTCTGGAGTTGCTGTCCGGCTCAATGTCGGCATCATTCGATTCCGGGTCCACCGACCCACACGTCGTGTCCAGTTCGTATATAACAGCCACCGGGGATACGTCGCTGGGATCGGTGTTATCCAGAGCTTTGTTGCAATTCAACTTGCAGGGAATATCCTCTTCAATTTCATCCGGAGAAATTACGAACCCGAAATTTTATTTGAATCTCAAAACTTGTAACGCAGTGGAGATTCCAATAGCGTATACATTGGTCGCATATCCACTAGCAGTAACTTGGAGCATGGGTACCGGGTACAAGTATGACGGACAAGCATATGCAAACGGTGTTAACTGGAAGTATCTCGATGCCGCACAGACCAGTCGGTGGTATAGTGGCTCTCTGAAAGACTGCTCCGGTGGCGGTAAATGGTGGGTATCCGCAAGTCTTATCGGATATGGTTCCGGATATGCCGAGCCTCCATTCGTAGACCCATACAATCCGTACCCAGAGTGCCCAACATCTAGTTACGTGGCACCAACAGCGTCCGTGATACAACCAGTTACGGGCGGATTTGCGTGCTACCAGACATTTGATTACGAGACGTCCGACGTTAAGATGGACGTGACTACAATAGTGAATGCTTGGTTGTCCCGGACAATTGTTAACAATGGGATAATATTGATGCACAGTGACGAATCAAGCTCCGTAGATTACGGCAGTTTGAAGTTCTTTTCCAAGGAATCCAATACAATATATTCTCCGTACATAGATGTTGCATGGGATGACAGTACGTTTGTCACCGGAAGTGATGAAGTTAGACTCAATGATACCGTGGTCAGTATAAAAAATATGACCAAAGAATACAAAAGCGGAGCTGTGCTAAGACTGGATGTTTCGGCTAGAAAACGCTACCCAACAAAAACATTCACCAACAGATTATCGGACTATCTTGTTCCATACGCATTACCATACAACAGTTTCTATTCTGTCAAAGATGCCGAAAGCGAGGATTTGGTCCTCCCATATGATAATTATACGAGATTGAGTTTTGATGCAAACGGCAACTTCTTTATGCTAGATACGACCGGACTTCCTCAAGAGAGATATTTCAAAATTGAGATTCGGTCGGAACAGAGTGGCTCAATAATGACATTCTCGGTCCCAACCACATTTAAAATTTCAAGATGAAAGTCAATCCATACATGGTGGGATATAGTCAATCAGACATAGAAAAGTTGTATACCAGTGCATCTATATCCCCACGAATAGATTCGTACGCAAATCTCGCGATACAAAATGTCAAATACCAAATGTATTCGTCTTCTATCACTATACCATTGACAAATGTTATATATAACCCAACTAAAGTGGAGACTGCATACGACGTTAATTTTAATCAACTATGATTCTATCCGACATTCTATATAAAACCGCCTCGACCTCGTCTTTGAGCGTTGGTTCCACAATGACGGAATCGCAGTTGCAGTTTTTAACGGACGGCAGTTCGTCGATGAATTTTCCATTCGGCTCGTCACCGAACGATATAGTAAAACTTTCGGTATATGATTTTTCAGATGCGATTATAACTTCATCGTTTATGTATTCCAGCGGAGAATATAAAGAATATACTCAATCGTATTTTGACCCATTCAACAAAAATGTAACATACTCATACAAGACATTCACGAGTGATTGGCCAGTGCTTGGCACAGAGACGAGGTCGTTATTTTTGGATGTCTCCAAAGTTTTGAATTCAGTGAGTATTCCGGATGGAAATTACAAAGTAACTATAGAATTACTAAGAAATATCGTCGGGGACGAGCGACCAACTTCCAATAGAGTTGTTATAGATGAAATATCAAATTCGCGAGACGAAATCGCACTGATTCCAAAAACTCTGAGAGGCGTTTCTTCGACTCTGTCCGACCAATTTGAATTGTTCTCGTCCAACAAAATACCTATAAAGGACATAGCACAAGATTTGTTGGATAGTATATCCGGACCAAACATTTACTCGGCGTATCATTCCGCGGTGGAAATCACACCAATTGGTGCATCCGAATTTAAATTCAACTACGGATTTACATCGCGCATGGTTCAAGTCGCATCCGGGTCCGATACCATTAAAAACTACGGAGCAACCGCAAGAAATAGCGATATGGACGCCGTGGCGTTCGTGACCGATGTGTATTACGGCGTAAAAAAAGGAACCCTTCGCAGCAATGGGCAATACGCCGAGAATGATATTCTTGGAGTGTACGACCAATTTAAAAATTGGCTGCTATTAAATTACGAGGCAGGGGCGAGTCTATCGGAATTGCAAAATTATTATTATGGGCTAGTTAGAGTTATAATAGACCAAGAACTGAATCGCATTACAAATAAGAAGCCAGAAAATTACGATTTAATTGTCGCATTTTTATCAACGATTTATTACAACTTCCTATTTTACCCCCAGTTGGGTAAGATTGAATCAAATTACTCGGAAGACTTGTCCGGATACTTTAAGTTCGTCGTGAATTTGTCTTCCGACCGAGCATATTCTGTTATAAATAAAAAGGTCATATTGGCGACGGACCCGAAGTTTCACGACAAGCTTGTTATCAAGCTGGCCTCCCCCCTTCCAATGGGCGTGTCCAAGGGCGATGAAGTATGGGTAACAAATAACTTTGGGTTCCTTCCAATTGTTCAGAATGTATATTATTTTACACCGCAGACGATAGCTACTGTGCAATTGCGTGGACCTAACTTCTTGGTAAAAATCGAGAATGCGGGCAATTCAACCGAAGCACTGTCGATGGAAGAACTCATAAACGAGAGCGGAAGTCTGTACGACGAGTTGATAGCTAAGGTGGAAAACAAACAACTCGGATTCATCGACAATACTAATTATAGATATTTCTCGGAGTTCGTAAATTTTTCATCCGCAAAGCTGCGCGTGGAAGGGTTTGACTACAAACGAAATCAAATCGGAAATTTGCAGGCCCATATTAGCGATATAGACACGAAACTTCAAAGCAACCCACTCGATCAATTCTATTTGAAAGAAAAGACGGACGCGAACGTCGAGATCGACGGGATAGAGACGTCGATGGATGGCTATGAAAAGTTTCTATATAATAATATTGCGTGGTACGATGTACACTACCAGTCCGCATCGTTGTACGATTCCGACAACAGAAATTCTCTGATAAATAATCTTCCACAATTTGTCGTAGAAGACTATGCCCAGAACCAAGATTATGTTGTATTCGTTGGTATGGTCGGACATTTCTTCGACAATATTTCCCTGCTGGTTAAGCAATTTACAGAAAAAAATAATTATGCAAATTCTCCTAACTACGGAGCATCGCTATCTATAGTGGGAGACATGTTGAGATCGCTCGGATGGGAAACTGAGATGTCACGAGAAAATCTCCCGTTGATATTGGCGTCATTCTCGAAGCGAGACTTTGACGTCGGGACGGATTCTTACAATAAAGCAAGAGAATTTTCAGAAGAGGAACGCAACCAGATTATATGGAAGCGAATCCTTAATACTCTACCTTACATTTACAAAACAAAAGGAACCGAAGCATCGTTGACTGCTCTATTCTCATGCTTCGGTGTACCGAAGAATATAATAAAAATAAAAGAATATGGTGGAATACAAGACGCGCACAATTTGTCTGATACATCCCTGCATATAATAGACGAGGTAAAATATGAACCATATTTCAGCGGAAGTGGAGAATATTTCGAACTCAATTGGACGGGCAGTGCAAGAACACTAGAATTTAATTTTTCGTTCGACGACGGTAATGTGAATGACGAAGGTACTGTGTTCAGGTTGGTCAACTGTTCGGGGTCGTGGCTGGTTGGTGCATACAGGGAGCGTGGGACCGACTGGGGGAGACTATTCTTTAGTTTGGACAATGGTAGCGGAAACGTCAAAACAGTGATGACCGGTAAAGCTCCAATATTTGACGGAAACACTTATCATGCAATGATTAGAAAAAACCCAATCTACGCGGGATTTGGTGTTTCCGAAAATGATTTTAATTATCCGGTACGATATGATTTGAAAGTAGAAAAGGCGGGCGACGACCATATCACATTTGCCGCATCTGCCAGTGTGTTTATGAGCGGAAGCTATAACTCCGAGTTTTCGGCTGGAAATTATGTTTATATCGGCAATTATAACCAATCTACCGCGTCTTTGAACGTCGACCCGGAAGCTTTCTTTGGAAACATAGACGATATAAAAATCTGGGAGTCTGCTATTAGCGATAGTAGATTCTCTGACCATACACTTCACCAGAATTCTTACAATCTGGAGTCTCCCGTGCAAATGATTTCCGAGAATTTGTTCAGAATTTCGTTCGAACGCCCGGTAGATTTGTACGATGTATATGGAACAACTCTGAATAATTTGGCTTTTCGGAAAGATTTTCCCACATTTCGAGCGATAAACTTCAAACAGTCTCCAGCTGATTTGTCCACACCGACGGAATGTGCGTCGGTATATGTTAGCACATTCCCGTACCAGTTCACGCGAAAAGATACTAGACAAGTCATGCGACTACCAGATTATGGGTCAAGTAAATTTAGAACTAATAAAATAAATTACGTGGAACAAGAATTGATATCAAACCTATCATCGGACACTCGGTCCTCCGTCAAGTCGAGTGAATTGATATCGGTGGATTCCAATAAACTTGGAATATTCTTTTCTCCAAGTGAGATACAGAATTCCGAGATTATAAAATTCTTCGGAGACTATCCTCTATCGGACTTAATTGGCGACCCGTCGTCCGTATATGAACGCTCATACCAAAGATTTGAGAACTTTCGCCAGATGTACTACGACCAAGGATTTGGAAATATAGATTACCAATTCTTTATGAACGTGGTGAGATTTTATTTCGACAAGGCGATGTTTAAATATATAAAATCAATCATACCGGCGAGAGCTAAACTCGTAGATGGTATATTGATTGAGCCATCCATATTGGAGCGACCGAAGATTCAACTCAAGCCGATGTCTCAAGAAAACATAGGGCAAAAATTTGCGGAGGTTGTGGTGGACAAAACCGTCAATGCTACCAATATATTACAATCTAGTGGAGAGATGCGCACGAATTATTCTGGTATGTCCATTTCTAACGACATAAACCAGACATTTTATCCACTGGACCAAGATCAATTTGGATTTAACGTTTTCTCTTCGGATGGTATCACGTACTATAAAGACGAATATTACAGAGCGGACGTTATCAAAGTTTCTCGTGCGTACCAAACATATAGAGATGTCGCCCTACCGAAATCTCAAGTAACAGACTATGATGTGAGATTTAATTCGAATGGGACATTGCAGACAATCACTCAGTCTTTTTATAAGATAAACATGACAAAGCTTCCGAATATTTCGGAATATCCTATGACAATGTCCATGTCAAACATTGGTAATATATCTGGCTCATTGCATTTCAGTGGCAGTGTTGGATTCTATGGTCCAGCCCGTGGGTGGGGAGACTATCCGATAACATCCAGCCATTCGGTCAAGGGAATTTTATCTGGGTCAAATGTGGCCCTATACGACCCGCGACAAGTGAACTTGCCGGGATTTGTGCAGTCTTATATTTATTCTCCGGGATTAAATATTATTGGCAACTTTGATGGACAATACCCCGTAACTTATTCTGGATTCTTCGACTGGAACTCCGATGGAGCACAGACATTCGAGGGAAATATATACGGAGCAGTTCCCAATATTCATGGGCTAAGTGGTAGCCTATATAATATAAAATTTGTGTCCGAGACCGAGGGCGGTTCCATTATGACTGAATTTTCGAAAAAAACCCAAGGAAATATTTTTGGGCCACTGGGGTCTAATAACTCGTATAAAAAAGAAATAAGTATGGAAAATTATCCAAAAAATGCATTTCTCTTGCATGGATATTTCCCAAATCATTATAAATACGGAAGAAAACAATTCTCGATGAAAGAGATTGCTTCCTATGACGAAGACAATAAAGTTTCTTTTAAATGGAAAAAGAGCAGCCAGAATAAAAAGACGACTGTGGACCCAAGCACCGGACTATTAGACAACAGTGACCCGATAGAAACAAAAACCGTGTAAAACGGTAAAAAAAGTAAAAACTTGTATATTTATTGAGAAAGTAACACTATATGGCGTATATCAACAATGAAATCGTAACCGTCGATGCGACGTTCACAAAAAAAGGCAGAGAATTGCTCGCATCTCGTGGCGGATTGAACATCACCTCGTACGCATTGGGCGACGACGAGATTGATTACCGCCTGTACCAACCAAATCACCCACAAGGGTCCGCATACTATGATTTGGCTATTCGCAATATACCAATATTCGAAGCATTCACCGACGAAACCCAACTGTTAAAATCTAAGTTGGTCACCCTACCAGCCGGGGTTACATCTATTCCGGTGATATCACTCGGACAAAGTTCAATTTACGTGGACAAAGATTACAAGGGTGAAGTTGTCGTGGTACCGTCAACAAATCCGGTCTATAATACCACACTTGGTTATACCGCGATATTATCAAACAAGTCGGTTGGTACGATAATAGGCGAACAGTTGCAGACTGTCACTAATGCGACAATCCCGACATTCATAGGGGACGTTTCGTCAACAACTGCACAGGTTGCGCTGGGGTTGAGATTCAGGTTCGTTCCTAATTCTTCGTTGACTCAAACCATCACAACAACTCTTACTGTGATAGGAAACGAAAGCGGAGGCTCGGTTACAATCCCAGTCACCGTAAATGTTCCGGGAACAACATAATATTTACTCGCATGATTTTTAAAACATTTGAAAGTGGTGACATAGTGGCAGGAAGAACACAACCAGTGTCTACCGGCATGTGGAGTGATGGAGAGACTAGTTGGACCTCGTTCTACACCAGCAGCCGCCAAACGGAGGCTTCCGCGTCTCAATACGAGCCATTGAATGGTCTGTACTATACCAATGTATATGATGCGCCTACATCATCG